GGATAAATCCTATAGTAACAAGCACAAAAAAAGACCCGCCGGGGCGGGTCTCTTAAATCGTAACAACGGGAGAGCTAAATATACGGCAAACCACAATCGGGCCAATCATCGCCCATGCGCTCCACAATTTTACTAGCGACGCTGCAAATAGCCTCATTGCGAGCGTCATAACGCCCCTCGGCGCGCTCTTGCGCCCAGTGAGCTATTAGCGCCAAAACAAACCCGCCGAATATCTGCTGCTCGGTGCGATGCTCGCGGCCCATTGCCCACGCTAGATCCGCTTTCGACAAACGGCTGTGAACAACCGTCCAAACTAATTCGCGCATCTCGTCGCGCGCTAGCTCCGCGTCGCAAAAGTCAATTTCTCTTACTGTCGTAACATCAGCCATTTGAACCCCCTGCCAAAAACGCAACTGAGTTGAATTGGAATAACGCTATGGGATAAACCCTACACCAGCGCGAAAAAAAATGCCAGGGAAATTTCCCTGGCGCGGTAAAAATATTTCAGAAAAATTTATCGGCGGCGGCGACAATAAGTTGGGTGATTTTGTAGATCACAATATGGACGCAGTCCCTTTGGCTGGCGCGGCCCTTGCGACGGGTAGCGAGTACGGTCCCATTATTTCTATATACTCGTTTTCTTCAAAGTCATCTAAGCCCGCTATTTCCTCTTCTTCATCTGGTGCTGTGTTTTCAAATCGAGGCCACACATCTATGCCGTGGCGGTGATGGTAAATTACGATATATAATTTCATAAGATTTCTCCAAAAATTTACCGGCGGCGCTTGTCATCATCGGCGGGTTCAAGCCACTGTGCGATTTTTTCAGCCAGCCGGTACAGCCATTCGGCGAAAAACTCCATCTATTGGGCCTCCCGCTGCTTGAAAACTTCTTCGGCGTCTTCTGCGAGAAGGAAGTGAAACGCCGCATTGCGATCTTCGCCCTGATCCTCGAACAAGCACGCCATTTTCAACTGGCTATCCGCATAGTTTATTTCTCGCTCCGCGCCGTCTTGGCACATTATTTTCATTTATTGAGCCTCCTATTCATCCCAGTGGTCGGATGTGAATGTCACCTTAATTGACCAAGAAAAGGAACTCACGTTGTAACCAAGGTCAATCAACGCATCGTGAACCAATTCGCCGAGCATATCTTTTAATTCCCATGCAATCTTTGATTGGTAAAGATAGGCGTAAACACTTTCGCGAATTGCGTCCTCGTCGCCCTTCTCTCCATCGATCTCAAGATTAATAATTATTTCCATTTATTGAGCCCCCTGCTGCTTGATAAACTCCTCCAACCATGCGTCGGGCTTGTCGTTGGACAAATACACAGACCAAGGAAGTCCGTAGTCGCCACCCCGGATTGCTTGGTTGCTCATATAAGTTTCCATGTCAGCAAGGGTCGCCCCCGCCACGTCCATGTCTTGTAGTTTGCCCCGCATTTTTTCGATTATATTAGTCATCGTTCGCGTCCTCCTGTTTGTGTAGGACTTATCCTATACCTTAATCAAGAGGGCAAATCAAACTAAAAATCGCTTCAAAGTCGTAGGGCTCCGCAAACGACGCAGTAGGCTCCACGGCTGATAGACCGCCCATGCGAAGCTCCACAACATCAGAACCATGGTGACAGCTAATAACAAGACTGGAATCGCGAGAAACAATCCAAGTGTTTGCATGGCCGTGTCGAGACAGCCACGCACACTGGTGCGGAGATAGGTTGATTTTTTTATGTTTGACAACCTTCAACTCCAAAAAACAAAACGCGCCGTTTTCCGCGCATAGCATCACATCCGGAACGCCGGGGGTGGCCCAAGACTCAAGCCGGGTAGCTTCAATCCGGCGCGTCTTCGTCCGCTTCAAGCCCTCCTTCAAGAGCTTCCACAGACCCGCTTCCCGGTTCATCGCCGCTCTCGGCACTTTGTTCTTCGATTTCTGTGGGGGTGATATCGATAACAGATTTTTCAAAGCCCTGTCGGATTTTTTCAAGTTCGGCCTCCACCTGCTCACGGCTGAGGGACTCGATGGCCCCAGTCCGCACCTCTGATTTATTTACGTAAATTCCACCCTGCGCCATGCCTCGAAGGCGCTCGGCCTGGACGGCGGCTGACCAAGCATTGTTTTCTACACATTTGTCTCTAAGCACCTGAAGATCGCGTACGTGGCGCTTGTAGCCAACTTCGTATTTTTCATCTAGCTCCGCTCTGTAACGCTCAATTTCTCGGGCTACGTGCGGACAGATATTTGGGTTCATCATTTCGTGGGCGCGACTGTGAGAAGAGCCGGGGGCAAATCCGCTACGTATAGCGGCCTCTCGCGCCGTGATTAAACCGTCGTTACTGACGAGTTCCATCACAAATTTCTGTTGTCGCCTCGTTAGAGGTTTATCCAATAATCGTGCAATTCTCTTTTTTTCGTCCATGTTTTCCTCAACTAAATCAGTACCTTACAAGTCTTGTTAACACAAACTCTTGATTTGTTAACACCGTAAAGTCCCACATATATCCGCCAAACAGTTATTTTAAGTAATCGCACCCCGGTTTTCAAGTAACTTTTAACCTAAACTAACTAAAATCGTGTTGACACCGCCGTTTTGCCGTATACGTTGGTGTTAACAAAACGTCTCTCGTAACCCTCTATAACATAAGGAAAATATACCGTGTTAACACATTTAACACCTGTGACACCATATTACAGCGATTTTAAAAAAAACTTTATTTGTAAATTACGTACATAGGTGTACACGCTGTTAACGACTTCCTGGAGNAGGGGCCGCGTCCTTTTTTGGAGGCCCATGACCCTCTCGAAAGAGTCCGCGCTTGGAAGGGCCGTGGCCCGGTGTTATTGGATTAGTCTACTTGACCTATTCGGCCAGAAGTTCCAGCCATGGTTCTTGCATCATCGGGTCATTTTCGAAGGCTTTTTCTACCCGCTCTTCTCTCCACTTCCAAAGTGCTTTTCGGAGTGCGGCGTAAGCGGCCTTTTGCACTTTGTTGCGATAGGGCTTGCCGTAGGCGTTCCCGTTTTTACGCAATGCCGGGACATCTATCTTGACGATGAAAAGGGGTGAAATTTCTGTTTCTTCTTCGGTCAGAACTTCTCCCCGATGCCCAGCTAGTGTTACCGAGATTCCGGTGACATCATAGACGCCAACCGCTACTTCAGTACCTCTCAAGCCCCCCCAGTCTTGGGCGGCTACAATGGCACACGTTTCCACGGCCTCTCTGATGGTCTCGGCTCTCCAGCATGTGCCGCAGATTCCGAGTTGTAAATATCTGTGGTTGATCCACGCGAGATATTGTTTTTTGGATTTGGTCATAGTCGGCTCCTTTCGGATTCGGCCACGGCCCATCCAAACGCGGACTTCAGATTCACAATGTCAAAGAGCGAAACTCTTACCATTATCCTACATTATCCCATACCTTGAGTCAACTACCTTTAAGCCATTGAAACAAAAGGCTAATTTGCAAGTATTATGGTAAATTCGAAAATTCGAAAATTTTGGGAACCGAATCGAAAATCCGGCGAAAAAAGGGCCCCGCCAGAGCCGAAATGGCGGGGCCAAGTCTTCAGCCCGAAACCGGCACACAGGCCCACCAGTCCGCTTTGATCAGAAGTGCTTGGGCCGTGCAGCTTGCTTCGGTGACGAACCCGGTGAACCAGTGGTCCTCGTCGCCTATTATGGTGATCAGGAGGTACATTTTTCTTTGGCGTCCTTCACTAGTGCGAACAACTTATTGGCAAGATGCGGCGGAAGATAGCGGCCATCGTTGAAATCACCACCATTTTTAGAAGTGCGGACCACGGCCCACTTGTCTGTTGGCTTGCCTCCTTCCCACGAAATCACAACGACGTGATCGTTGTGACGCCACATTTCTATGTCAACATAGCCGTCGAAAACTCGCGGCGGTTCTATTGTCCAGGGCATACCTTTACTCCTTTTTCTTTTGCAGCGCGGCCTCATAAAAGTAATCCGCATGTTTTAACCAGAGGCGGCGCATGTCTGCGTCCTCTGCTTTTCGGGCAGCGCGGCGCACGGCAGCGAGGCGGCGCATGATTTCAACGCCTGAATTTTTTGTAGGCCCCTTTTTTGCAAATTCAGGCATTGGGGCGGCGCTGTTGATTCTTGATCCACGCTTGCCGTGCCTTTTCTGGATCGTTATCAAAAACGAGCAGCATCCTCTTGAACATTTCCCACGACGGCTTGGGCTCGGGTAATTTTTTCCAAGCCTTCATTCTTTCGCGCCCATTTTCTTTTAACATTTTTTAACCCCCCTTTACGTAAGCCCCTTTTTTGCAGATTCAGGCATTGTGTGGCCCTATTCTTGAAACGAGACATCCGACGCCATTGACCGTGCGGCGCTGTAAAAACGGCGCGCGGCTGCGCTTCAGCGTGGACCGTGAGCCGGTAAACGCGGTGCTTGAAGACGGCTCCGTTTCTGCGCGGCAGACAGGGCACCTGTCGTTACACGCGCACGACCAAGCGTCCATCCAAACTTCGCCGCAGCGGCTGCACTCATAGTGGTTGGTGAACATCGGCTTCCCTCCGTTTCCTGTATGGGATTTACCTTATATCAAGGGTCTCAATTCTGTCAAGCGGAAGAGCGGCTCACTGATTTTCCCACAAATCGGGTTGCGAGCCGGAATAAACGGTAACCGGCAACATCACCTGCTCATAATCAAATTTCGTTTTGAAGGCCTGTTCTATTCGTATGTATTTCTCGCCAAATCGCAGAACTTCGGCGTTGTAAGTGTAGACCTTTTGCGGAACGTTGATGCGGCCATGCGCGAAGTCAATTCCGCGCTGCGTTGGCCTCCACATTCCGGAATGCTTGACGGTTGGGTCTTCCGATTCTCGGCGCACCACCAGCCCCCACCATCTGACGGTGGGCAACTGGTTCGTTCTGGTGAGCCATTTTGGCGCGGTGTTTGGGACGTCGGTCCATTTGCGTCCTCTCCCGACAAGCCAAATCAAGGCGCGAGCCATGCTTGAATTAAAGTGACGCGGGTAAATTTTGCCCCAGCGGTCACAACATGGACAGTCGCCGCCATCGCCATTTATGGCATAAAGCCAGTCCGCTTTTGCATCTTCGAGTGTTTTCATTTTGTCATCCCTTTCGGTGGGTGTCCGGCATAGTCCCATACTATGGGGTAGTATGTCAAAAGTTTTTTCTGCCGGATTGAGAAGGCCGGAGCGTTCCATTTTATTGGTTGCTGACGAGATGGGTTTCGTAGGTCTGAACTAAGTCGAGGGCCTCATCCCAGTCATAGGCTACGTGTCCTACGAGCGGGTCTTCTTCGTCGCTCCTGTCGGGCGGCGGCAGAACCCAAATTTGGCGATACCCGTCGACATTCTCGATTTCAACATTAACCCTTAGTTTTTTTGCAAGGCGT